ACAGCAAAAGCTGAGGATGTAATCCCCTGATAATCTAAGGGGACTTTTCTTATTTCATTATATGGATACATAATTACTCCTTTTTGTCAATATTAACGCCATTAATTTTAAGCGTTGTGTTAAGAGAGCCTCGCTCTCTGTTAGCTTCTGTCTTAATTTGCATACCAAATGCATCGCCATTAGGCTTTTTAGCTACTGTAAGTGATAATATTTTACTTGCATTATATGCGATACGAAACGAACCACGAACAGATGATATATTCATACCCTCTGACATAGCTTGTTTGGTAATTTCTGATACTGCAAATACTATTATATTATTCTTAATAGCAACTTCAGTTAATGCACCAGCAATTTCTTCCATCTTCATATTTAAATCTCTATGCTTAGAAGGCATTAGACCCATATGGTCGATGACTACAATTTCTGGTTTAACAGGCAACATACTTATCTTTTTAGCTAGTTCTACAGCATAACAAGGGGCATAATCTACATACAACCATTTAAACTTATCGCTAAAGCTATTTAAAGCTCCACTAGCATAATGTTTACGTAATTGTTCTTCATCCCATCGTTGTTCTATTTGTATAAATCTAGACCATATCTGTCTTGGAGACATTTCCATCTCTAGAAAATAAGTAGGTTTCTTTAATGCATTTACCCAGTTTTGTAATAACATAGTCTTCATAGATTTAGGTGGTGCTTGTATAACAACAAGCTCGCCAGGATATATAGGAAAATCTACACCATATAGTTCTCCTAAATTAACAGGCTTTACATCTCCACTTAAAAAGCTAACGAGACTAGCTTCCATATCATTAGCAGTCATTAGGCTTTGTGATTTCTTTGATTGATATAATTTGCATGAAGGTTTACAAAAACTATCCATAATATTATCCATACAACCATATCTATAACCTTGACCACCATGACCTTTATAGCAATCAGTAACAATTCTATCCATCTCTGATTTTTTAAATGGATGGTCATCACTACTAACTCTATTACGCCAATCTTCCATTATTAATCTCACAGTATGTTCAGGATAACGCCATCTAAGCCACGCAGCAGTACGCAATGCAACTGCATGTCTGTTACCAAATGATGTTCCTTGTAACATTGTAGATATACATGGATGATTTACTGGGTCTGGATTTTGTCCCATATTAGATTGATAGACTTTAGTTTCTTTCTTTTTATTTCTAGCCATACAATCAAAGACAGGATTAGCTGCCTCTAATATAGGAATTGTAACATCTCTTCTTGGACGTTGAGCTAACTCTTGAATATCAAGTGCATTATATGCATCCAACTCTCCCTTTTTCAAGAATACTTTCCATAATTTTGACTTAGTATTTAATGTATTATTAAGTCTGATTATTCTAGTTTTATCTGTGACGGATGGGTCAGCATATGCAAATATGCCATGTTTGTTAAGCTCATCTTTTACTCTTAAATGTAAATCTTCACTAGGTTCATATCTAAAAGCTGTACTTGGGATGCCAAGATGAAAACCTCTACCACTAAAATAAGTATTATATGGAACATTCTTTTCTTCTAATAATTTACTTAAACTTAGTGCTTTCATTCTTGCTGTAGCAATATCTGTGCCATCTACATCTAACAAAAATTCATCTGGCATATATATTTTACCATTAAATCCTGATAGAGATTTATGTTTATTGAAATATTCTACTACATCCTTATCGTATCCAAAAAGAGAAACAAATGTATCTCGTGCTACATAATACCATAATGATGCTTTATCTGTTGTATCAAAATGGTGTCTATCGGCAAAGCCGAAAGCATATTCTCTTATCATTATATTTCTCCTTGGGGTTAAAATGGGGACTCACGTATTCCTTTGCTTGGGTCTATAGTATATTATATTAATAACCAAGACTTACAGGACGAGTTGATGTCCCCATTTATAGGGTTATTTAGAACGGTGAAGCTTCAGCTGTTGTAGCTGTTTTAGGCTTTCTACCTTCCATGTATTTTTCTGCTGCAGCTTTAATATTAGCTATACGGTCTTCTGTATAATTATCAACTACATTTTGGAAAGGAGCAGCAGGTGCTACCTTTTGACATACTTCTGCATATCCATTTTCATTCTTATAAAACAATACTTGTAGCTTTTTACCTTTTAATCCATCAGGGGTATCATCTACTGAAATTGTTTTCTTTCCATCATCGCTAGTACCTTCTTCTAAAATAGTAGGATTAGCACTTCTAATCATATTAGATACACTAAATTCTACACCATCTTGGCCTCTAGCTTCCCATATTCTACATTTAAGTGTTTCAGGATAATCTTCAAACCATAAATCTACAAAACCTGAACCATTAAAGTCCCCACGTTTTGCTTGACTTATTGTTACATTCTTCCAACCTTCACCAAATGAACTTCCTGTACTTTCTGTTATAGTAATTGCCATTACTTATTCTCCTTGTGTTTTATTATTTATTAATGTTTTACAACTAAGTGTTTTACCACTACCAGGTTCTCCTATAATAAGAATCTTTGCTGAATCCCAGCCTTTCTTCTTTATCACATCAAGTATTATCTGATAGTCTTGAGGCATTTCAGGTTCTAAAGCTTGACTTCTATCTTTTGCATGACAGAAATGTTCATCTCTAGCTGTTACCCAAACATATTCTCTTTCACCTTTCTTATTTTTCTTAACTTTAGTATATAATACAAAGTCAAACCATTTACCGACATCTACCTTAGTAGAGCCTTCGATATATGGCATCATTCGCAATACACCATTTTCATTGTCTTGTTCTGCTTTAGAATGACAATTAACTATTAAACTACATGGTATAGAGTTAGTAAAAGCAAAGAAACTATCTAGTTTATCCTTTAACTTACCCCATTGCTGTAGTTTTAACGCATCTTGTGAGCCTTTTAACTCTCTTGCGTATTTCTTAGCCATCTCACTAGCTGTATCAATGACCATACATTCTACTTTATGGCCATCTTTAGGCACAACTTTTAAAGATGTCTGATTTACTTTAACACCATCTATATCTACAACTGATTCAACTCTTTCACGAGTCCACAGCTGTGCTATAAATGATGAAAAGTCTGAGAATGTATTAAATTCGAGTGGAGCATATCCAAACATTTGTTTAATACTATCTCTACTTCCTAGTGATTTATAACCATTTTCTAGGTCAACATATAGTGTTTTCATACGTTATTATTTCCTTTTTATTTGATTTTTAGTAAGTCTTAAATTTACAATTACTTATATAATAATAAAAGAAATATTACTAACTTGCATTATATGTATACTTAGCATAACCCTTTTTAGGTACAATACTAGTCTCAATATCATAACCTTGCTTACGAAGATTAAATATTAAAGCACCTAACCTAAAACTTCCATATTTTTCTAAAGCCTCAAGTGGTGTTATACTACCATGTACTTGTAAGTGAGTAAGCACTTTTTCTTGTTTACTTATTTTCTTGTCCATAATACTCCTTTGCTGTTATTTTATTGTCTTTAATAGTATTCCAATTGACTGACTTAGGAAGATTATCCCAGTCATATCCTAAATCATAACCGTAATCTGATAGCCAATCTTGTGCTACATCTTTTACTCTACCCATTTCTTAATTCTCCTTATTAATATCCATTCACCAGTATGAGTAACATGATGAATAATTTTTTCTTGCATTTGTTTATTATTTAATTCACCATCTTCCCATATTTCTTCTTTAGGCACTTCTTCCCAGTTATTTACATCTTCACCCATATCGTTATCTTTCCACCATTGATATCTTTTATCTTCAGGTAATTCATTTACAACTGGTTTACATACACATACTTTATAAATACATTTACATTCAATCATATTAATCTCCTTAGAATATATATCTTATTGTTTGCCATGGTATGTTGTGATAATGTAGATTCTCAAACTTTTTAATGTAATCTTTCTTTAATCTATAGTAGTAACGTATATTATCACCTCCATATTCAGACGTTTTATCTTCCTGTAAGCTTGGATTCCACAAGAAATTTTCACCAGGTACATCATTATCTATATTATATTGATGCATTTCTTTATTATGAGTTAGAAATATACATTCTGCTTTGATTTTATCTTTGATACTATCATCTACAATAGCATTTACTAATGTAAATAGCTCTTTATAATCTTGAACAAAGTCTTTATACATAATAATAGGTGAATAATTTAGATGTACATCGTACCCAGCTTCATAAAAATCATTAACAGCTTTAAGTTTGTCTATAATTTTGCTTGTGCCAGGCTCTAGTACATCAGACATTACTTGTGGCATTACACTAAATCGTATTCTAACCTTACGATTAGCGTTATATTTTAATAAATGTTTATTTACATACTTAGTTGCTGCTGTACCCATAGCTTTATCATTATTTTTAAAGTAATCAAATAGTTTTTCCCATTCGTGATACTTTGCATGGGCTACATAGTCTTCGTTGCAGCTAAAATCATAAGTATAATATGTTTCGTGTGTTTGATTAGGCTCTTTAGGCCAATCAAGTAGCCATAAATGTCTATCAAGAGCATCTAATATTGCATTTGTATTCTTAGCAATTGCTAATCCATGCTTATTATGTCTTCGCATATAACAATAACTACATTTATATATACAGCCATAGCCAAAACTGGGCGTTATATAGTCACTACTACGACCTGAAGGTCGAATAATCATTGATTTTCTATTTATATATTTCATTCTTACTCCTGTATAAGGGGTCTGCAACCTTGGCTATCAGCTATTCGTCACAGGATTTACTGCAGACCCTATTATATTATTTAATCTTTCAATCCTAATACTGGTAAAACATCTTGCTCTTTACCTGTACCATACCATAATGCACCACCGTCATTACCTTCATCATCTGCTTGTAATATTAATCGTGTACCATTATCAAGAACTATACATACAGGTCTAGAAT